ATTTATTACAGATCCACGAAGAAGTCTTGCTTGACCACCACGATTTGTATATTTGTGATTTCTCGTTCCAATTATCTTAGGTTGTTCAGAGTTGGATTGAAATACTTGATAATCAAAAAGAGAACCATTTGCCATGGAATCAATATCATGTCGTGGCTCATCAACCGTCCGCACCGAATTGTCTTCAAAACGAGTTGTGGATAAATTTAATTCTATTAAAGCTGTATTAGGAATCTGTAAAAAATTGTCACTGGTTGAGGAGTAAGACATATTAAGTCCTCAGTATAAATTCAAAATCGTTGTCGTATATTATCTCTTGACCATCATTATGATTGACCTTTATTAGTATCTTGTAAGCACGATTAGGTTCAAAAGAATTTAGGTCTTGTTTAAAATAATTAGAAGTCGTATCACAACTCATTGTTGTGTAAGCACTAAATGGAACAACTGATTCGTTTGTTGCCATATCAATAATTGAATATGATCCAGATGGATATGGTATGAAACTACCACTTACAGTTTGAACAGATGTAGAAAAACTTTTTTGAATATATCTTTTACGAGCACCAAATCTAAACTTAACAGTTTCGTTTTCTTTATATGCTTCTCTAAAATGTATTGGATATAAATAATTTTCACTATTACCACTAACATCCAATTCAGTTAAACTACCTGTATTTGAACCAGTTGCTGGTAAATGGTCGTCCCATTTAAGTTCTATTTTTGGAGAGTAAATAGTGTTGGTTTGTCTTGAGAAAAATTTAAGGTCTTCAAAACTACCACTTGATGTTTCCCTACTACCTGAAAGTCTTACTAATAAACCATAATTATTATTTTCACCACTAAACCATTTTTTAGCCATAGTAGTTATGTCCATATTTATATCAGGTGATTCGGATGAAAATGATTGTGTAACTTCATCCCCAGCAATATAAGTTCCACCAACATCTGCCCATTCTATCTCGGAAGCACCATCATAGTTTTGTCTATACTTCCAACTACACCCCTCAGTTGTTTTTGGGACATCACTTTCTTTACCAATTCCTTCATCCCAAGATTCGGAAAGTGGATAAGCTGAAATTGTGTAATCTTCACTTAAACCACTTGTACCTTCCGTTTCATATAACCTTAAATTAAGTTTATAGGTGCTTGGTAAAACAGATGAACTAATGTAAGTTTCTATCTCATCAGTATCAAATTGGATAAGAAGACGAGTTGGATGATGAAATGCTCTGTCAAAGAAAACTTTCTTTAATTGTAATATTTCATCTTGTCCCGTATTTTTGTCTTTAAAATCTTCACCTGTAAGTTCATTTGAACCACTACTGATAAAGGTATCTTTGGTTGTAAAAAAATATCTATGCATTATATTACCTTTCCATATATATCTTGGTTAGGGTTTCTCAATTCAAATACTGCTGGAGAAATAGATGGTCTATAAATTCCATTTACCAACGCATTGTCAAAGTTATATTGAAAACCATAATTACTATCAGTTCCAATAACCTCACCATCTCCTTTATAATAATAAAGTTTTCTACCACTAGCATACTCATCATTTCCATCTTGAAATAGTTTTAGTTCTTTAATACCGATTACACCATCTAACCCTAAGATATTATATTGTAAATCATTTAGATTTATTGATTGTCTAAACTGAATCTTTTCTATTTTAAAGAAATCTTTTATTACTTCAATTACATTTAGTTTTACTTCTGTTGGATTAAATCTTCTATCGTAGTTAACAATAAAACGAACTCCAAAGTTTATTACATAACCAGAAAACAATGTGTCGTTTATGGTAAATCCAAAATCTACTTGGTCATTTATCATCCTAAACTGATTAAGATAAGTGGCTATATTTTGTAATACAAGTTGTGGTGTTTGAACCAATTGTTTGTTCTGATTATAAGAAAGTGTAGAAACTAAAAGAGTTCCACCATCTAATCTTTCAACATAACATTTAGCAATACTACCAAACTTTTGTGGAAGTGATAATATTCTTGCTTGATAATCTTCTTTAGTAACACAACGAAGTTGAGTAGCAAAGAAAGCAGAAGCGTTTTGTCGTATCTCATCTACGGTCTGTCCATCCGTTCCACCAACACTTGGTTCATCATTTGTTACAGTTATGGTTACACCTGCTGGAGCATTATTTACAGTTGTAAGTTCACCAGCTTGAATATTTGAATCAGCTCCACCACCAACTCTATAAGTAAAAGTTAGCGCGGTATTAGATGGTGTTTCACCTAAATTAAGATTGTTCCCTATAGTATTACTAATAGAGCCAGCTACATCAGAAATATTTACTCCGTTTATAGTTACACCAGCTTGTTCTACAGCATCTACATTTGAACCTGAATTACTAAATCTAAATAATCCATTTCCAAACTGTACTTTATATGTCTGTGTATCTTCATCAAACTTAGATGTAAATTTTTTATTTGTCTTTATGTATTCGGCGACATAAGGTATAGGTATGGATGAAATAGTGTCAGTAGATTCTCCTTGGTCATATGCAGATGTTCTAATACCAGATATGGTACTTTCAGTTGAATCACTATAGTGAGTTTCTTTTAAAACTCTCTCTTGTGCTAAATAATCTACCTCATACCACCTTTGTCCTGATGCATCTTCACATTTGATTATTTCAATTACATCATCTTCACCTAAGTCTAACTCTAAAAATTTAGTGGGAGATGTAATGTTAAATGTTTTTGTTTTAGTTTGACCAGATACGGCTCTGGCAAATCTTGTTAAGGTATATGAACTTGCCTCACCATTACCATCAAGTATTGGAGCACTTATTGCCGGTGTGTTAGAACCACTTGATGTAAAATCTATTTCTTCTGTGGTTTCAAATAATATTTGTGAATCTATATTTGAAGCAATCTGTAATCCACTATCTATTGAGGATGGAGCTTCTCCGTAAAGTGGTTCACCAGTTGTTCCATCAGCATTTATCGTTGTCTCTACTTTTAACCTAACAACAGATGGAGTTTTATTTGGAGTTTTATATCCAAGAAATTCTGATAATCTACGGATATTTCTTTTTTCTGTTGCGGTTGCTAACAAATTTTCTTTGTAGTTATAATCTATATAATAAGAAAGTACATCACCTACATAACTTGACAATTCTATTAACATCATACCAGGAGATGTTTCGTTAAAATCTTTGTATGTATCAGGAAAATAAGATTTAGTATATTCAATCAAGTCAGCTTTTATTGAACTAAAATCTTTACTTGTGTAATTTACATTCGTTGGTACTAATTTTTGTTTCTCTGTATATGCCATTTTAATATGCTCCACCAGTTTCTTGTGTTGTCGACTCTCCACCACCAACACCATCAAATGTAACTTGAACACTCTCTAAACTATTTGGTGCTCTTCTTATATTAAATTCTATATTAATTTTTACTTGATTTGACTCGTTTCTCCTTTCCACCTCTATGTTTCTTAACTCGACAAAAGGAAGCCATCTTTCAAATACATCTACAATATTATTTTCTATTTGTATTGTTAAATCTTCGGTCATCGGTTCAAATAAAAGATTTCTTAAGTTCATCCCCAAGTTTGGTTGAAACATTCTTTCACCTTGATTGGTTTGTAAAAGAAGTTTGATGTTATTTTTTATTGAATCTACAGTTGTCTTTGTAGTTTTAAAATACCCATCACCATTTGGAACTCTACCAAAAGGAAAGTCGATTCCCACAGACACTCTTGCATCTTGGTCTTCTACAAATCTGTCTTTTCTTCTATCAAGTATTGGCATTATGAATCACTACCTTTTTTAATATTTTTTAATTTAACTTTACTATTCATAGACTCAAGTCCACTTGCAGGATTATCAACTGCCTGATTATTCTCGTCTACCTTTACGGTTACTATAGGTACAGCTGCGGGTGTAGATGGAACTCCTACTTGAGAAGCATTTAACTTTGTAACAGTAAATGTTTGAGCTTGAATAAAATCTTTTATAGCTAACATCAAGTCAGTTGCTAAAATATCTAATTTAGAAAATTCATCGGTTGGTGGTCTAACCGTTTCACTCTTACCATCTATTATTTCTATATGTGTTAGATTCTTTTCAAATGCTTTTAATATGTCTGTTTTAAGCCCCATTCTTAAACTTTGCCTTTTCTTCTACTTTTTGCATCACTTCTGAATAATTTTTGTTAAGAGCATTTGCCAGATGTTCAGGTAATCCTTGAGTATTTTCTGTCACAGACTGAACTTGAGGTTCTTCATTTATTTTTTTCCAATCATCATTTGCTGCTGTTTCAGCAAGAATATCATTTAATATCGCATCTTTAGTCAATGCAGTATTGGTTGATGGTAATGTCGGAGTCGGAACTCGTGACTGAGTATTTGTTTTTTCAGTCGGAGACGAGTTAAGTTGTGCTCCTTTATCTTCTACTATACTATTAGATCTACTACTAACTAACACTTCATCTAACTTTTTTTCAAGTGCAGAAAATTTATAATCTAACTCTTCTCTTACTACTTCTCTTATTAACTTCTTAAATATATTAACCTTCATTATTTTGTTCCCTATTGTTTATTTCTATGTAATGATGATGACTCATAAATTTAGGTCCGTCATTTGAAAATTCATTATCACCTTCAGTTCTTGGTTGTAGTTCAGTAATTAAATTTTGTATTCTTTGAAACATCGGTGCAGAGCTGTCATCAACAAGTGGAATCGGAACTCCTTGAACTAATGCTCGTGAATCTTGTAATATAGTCATAATGTCTAATAATAATACTCTCAGTTCATCACCTAATACCAACGGTTCTTTTTTAGACTTTGCTGGTACTCCTAAATAAATATTACCAGAATTAATAACTGAGTTACCTTGATTGTTTAATGTAAAATTCTTTTTTGCACCAAAGTTTATATTTCTTTGTGATGATACAGTAAAGTCCCCTTGTGGATCTCTGGCATCAAATGTTATCTTATCAGATGCTATTATTATTTGATTAAATGTAGTTCCTTCATCTAATTTACCATAGTCATAATTAAACACATTTTCCGTCTCATCATTACCTAAATTTAATTTAAAGAGTGCATTATCATTTTCTAATAGTAAATCAGCTGATAATCTAAATCCACTATTAAGAGTAAAGTTTTCTTCTAAAGAGCCATTTGATAGTAACGACACTATAGAACCTCTACTTAACCCTTCTTCTGTATTAGTATTATTGTTACTTATATTTAAAGTTGGAAATATAGACCTCGAACCAATTCTAATACCATTACCATGTCTTCCCTCTAATATTAAATCAGAATGTTTGGATGTTTGATTGTCACCTAACAAATCCATAGTCTCGTTTTTTCTTTTACCCAATTTTTTAACTCTGTCAAATGGATAATCAGTTCCGTAACCAGACTTTGTATCTACATCTTCTTTTCTATCAAAACCCCTA